TTATCTGGGTGCTCGAACTTCAAGGGCAAAATCCTTATCGGAAAAAAAGAGATCAATATTGACGCCATGGGAAGGTTTATCAGGCGTGCCGCCGGTAAGGTTCATGGTGATTGCTTTAACGTGTTCTTGTTCGTCGATCCTCCGCTTCAGGTCTTTGGCAAGGTCCGAAGAAATGTACCCAAATTGAACATCACCCCACCAGACACCAATAGCATTGGGATCGTATTTATTGTCAGGTTCGGGTTTCAATTTCAGATACTGACCTGGTTTGGCATTGCGCTTGATGAGTGTTTGCCGATCGGAGCCATCATCATTCTTTCGATCAACCCCAACGATCTTGGTATGAATAATATCTGGAGTTTCATCGTCACAATAAACCAAAACATCACCTTTGGGATTGGCAGCTTTATCGATGAGCTTCATGGCATTTTCCTCCTTGCAAGATCAGGGCAAACGAGATGCCCCCACCGAAAACGATGGGGATGGCCATGATGTTGTGGGGCATGATGGGCAGCAGGGCGAACATGCACAGGCTGGCCACCAGGGCGAAATGAACGGGGCGAGGCAGGGCCGGCCGGCGCAGGCTCAGCCAGATCACATGCAGCAGCACCAGGTATAGATCGAACTTAGGAAGTTTTCTTAGGTCGTTTGGATTCGGCGGCAACATTTTTTTCCCGCTTTTCAGCAATGCGACGGCGCATCCGAATATATTCGATAACGTCGTTTTTGTCTTCTTCAGTGGGTAGTTGACTTGCAAGATGTGTAATCAATTCAATCAAATGGTCTTGTTTGGTTTTGGGAGGCAGGAGACCGGCGGTTCGGAAAACATCCTCAGGTGGCAAATCAAAAGCGCGGGCAACGCCAAGACAGATATCGGGGCCAGGGTTGCGGTCTCCGCTAAGGATAAGACTTAGGGTGGATGGGTTTATATCCGATCTCTTTGCTAATTCAGACTGAGACCAGCCACGTTCTTTCAATTCATCTTCAATTGCAGTTATGAATAATTTATTCATCGTTGTAAAGTATTGCACAAATATGATTTGCTGTGGTCAATAAAACCTTGACAAATGAAATATAGTGTATATAATTTGCTCTGGTAAAGTATTTATTGACTGGAGCAAAAGATGGATGAGATTACCGAAAAGACCAAATATATTCCACGAATAATCAACTTACGGCCGGAAGTGTATGAGCTGGTCCAGGAGGAGGCGAAGCGGCGGCGCAACGGGCTGAAGGGCTTCTCGCTGACGCTGAACCAGATCGTGCTGGAATGGGCGGACGCGCACAATGTGGAGTTGCTGCCGGTAAATACGCGCGAGCTGCAGGACCTGCCGGCGGTGGAAAAGATTCTCGTTCCGGCAGAAACACCCCTGGAAAACGGGGTGCGGGCGGAGGCGTGAAAAGGAGACTATGGCGCGAATGACGATCGTTCTACCCGAGCAAGAAAAAAGTGCTCTTTATAGGCTTGCAGAACAAGGATTTAGGGAACCGCACGACCAGGTTGCTTTAATCATTCATAAGGAATTGGTGCAAGGAGGTCTTTTATCTCCAGTGCATGGTTCCTCAGAATGCCATATGGATGCTGAAAAGTTGGTAGCTGATCGTAAGAAGCTCCTGGATTTGATGAGCACTTTTCCGGTCCTGGTAACAACCAATAATTGGTTCAGGGCATCGGACGGAAAGCAATATACCTGTGTGTGGGGACACGCCTCGATCATCTCTGCTACGGCACTGCTCGGCTTCGAACCGGCCCAAAGCACGAACTGGTTGATGGTCTTCGATGGCGGAAAACACACGCTGGTGGTCGGAGGCTGCCAGATCAATTACATCCAGATCTGTCCGGATGCGCCGGACGATAGCTTTATTTTGCGGGTTATTCCGGAGGGTTAGATGCCAATAATCTCGAATGGCCAGATCGTCAGACCAAGGACGTTCGATCCGGATGCGAAGACGAAGCCGGAGAGGGTGTTCGAGTTCATCGTGGCGTTCAAGCACGAACATGATGGCAATTCTCCGACGATCCGGGAGATCATGGTGAACTGCAGGATCTCGTCCACCAGCATGGTTTGTTTCTACCTGAACCAGTTGGTGGCGAAAGGATTGATCAAGCGGCCGGATGCCAACATCGAGGTGGTGGGCGGGAAGTGGATCTTCATCGGAGGTCATCATGGTTGATCCTTATCGGAGCGGAGTGGCGGCGCTGTTCGCCGGGCACGCCAGGCAGGCGCTCTCGGTCCGGTTTGTGAGCAAGGTGAACCTGCTGTACAAATCTGCGCCACTGGTTAGCCAGGGCGAATTCGTGGAAGCGGTCGAGGCGTGGCCTTACCAGTATTCGATCCGAATCAACGGGGCGCATCATCCGGTCGGGGTCGTTGCGGCGAAATGGATCAACATCCTGGCCGGTCGGAAAGTGGTGGAGGAGTGACATGACCCCAAAGGAACCAAGAAAAGTGGAAGCAAGGAACATGAACACGGATGAATTCCTGTTGATCAGCATGATCATCGGGTGCTTGATGTTCTTCGTGATGGTGGCCGGGGTGATCGGGGCAATCGACCTGGTCCGGACCGTGATCATCAAAATCTTGGGAGGCTGAGCGATGGGCAACGTGAGCGGGATCCGGTTCGAGCCACTGTATTTTCGGCTCAGGCCACGCGGGAAGAAAATGTATTTTGCCGGGCTGCGTAGACTGAAGGTGACCCGGTATTCGCACACACGCGGGTTCAAGACAGCCTCGGCGGCGCTGGAGTATGCCAGGCGCTGGGCGAAGAAGGCAGACCGGCTAATCAATGTTTCCGTGGGCAAGGAGGCGGCATGACATACACGTACCAATTGCTGGATGCCAATACACCCGGCAGTTTGAGTGAAGTGGTCAACGATGCGTTGGCCAAGGGCTGGGAGCTGTGGGGCAGTCCGTTCTGGGGGCATAGTTATTGTCAGGCGGTGGTGAAGTGGGAAGAGAAGATCCACGACACGATTGAAGAGATGACAAGTGGCGATGTAATTCAGTTCGAGAGAGGCCCAGGTGGTTACGATCCCGAAACCAGCCATTTTCAATTCGGATGCCGATATGAGTGACATCTTCCAGTCGACGGAAGTGTGGTGCATTGTGCTGCCGGGACTGGGGCGCGTGTTCCTGCAGGAGCATAACCAGCAGCCCGGGCGGATAGTGATCTGCCGGAAATGCCAGGGAGCGATCGAGCCGGGTACGGGTTGCCGGTTCGTGCAGGAACGGAACCTTGGGCGGATGCAACCCGTGACAAAGGGGAACGGGTATCTGTGCCGGACGTGCATCAAGCACGGGCTGCAGGAAACGGCCCGGTGGCAATTCAACGACACGGAAGCCAGTTTGTTCAAGGCAAACGGGTACACGCTCAAGCCGATCGAGGGACAGCGCCTGGCAGATCTGTGGATGCTGAACGGGACGGCGGGACTGATGGCCGGGATCCGGGAAGCGCTGGAAGTACCGCAAGTGATCATGAGGAAAGGATAACTCGATGGAATCGTCTTTGCAAACAATGCCCGCATTTTGGCCGGTTTTTGGCCTGGTACTGGTAAGCCTGGTGCTGTTCGGGCTGGCTTACAACAAGCTGACGACGTACCTGGAACGCACCGGACGAGATCGTGGGTTCGTGAGCCTGCTGGTAGCGGCCGGGGCGGCTGTGACGATCCTGGCGACGGGGCTGCTGATCGGGCTGGTGAATGCGTTGATCGTGCTGGCGTGCTTTGCGGCCAGCGGGGCGCCGATGATGATCGGGTCGATCAAGCGCTACGTGGACGCCCGGGCGGCGGATGAAAAAGCCGCGCGGCAGATGGTCAAGGAGGCCCTGGATGAGTCACCCAGCCCAAGTAGGCAAGAATAATTTCAACCAGGCGGTGGCGCGCGGGCGGCTGGCGAACATGTTTGCCCGCAAGAACCTATCACGGATCGTGGAGGAGCAGCCCGGGCCGCAGGTGACAGCGCTGCTGATCGCCCGGGCCAGTTTGAATTTGGGCGAGATCGGGGATGTATTCGACGAGCTGGAGCAGATCGGACGGAAGGCAAGAGGAAAGTGAATGAACCGGGGCGAGGTGCCCCGTTTCAGACAAAACCTTAGCAGGGTTTAGCGGTAGAGCGCCCGGGGTACACCTCCCAGACCCCGGGCGCGACCGAAAAGAGAAACAAGAAAAGGAGAACAGAATGACAGAAGCATCGAGAGTTCGTTGTAAGTTTCGCTGTAACCAAATTACCAAACGACGTGAAAGTTATCCGCCGCCCGGAAGATTCCTTTTTGAAGCTCAATTTTCTGCGGTCAGCGAGGGCAGCGAAGAAAATAAGAAATTCTTCGCCTACACTCCCAGCGGGAACCTGAGCGTTGGCGCTTATCAGGAGGATCTTTTCGAAGTCGGAAAAGAATATTACCTGGACATCAGCCCGGCTTAAAACAAAAACCCAAATTGAGGAGACTGTCGCCGGATTACATCGGGTAGGAAACTGCGTAGTGATCCGGGGTGGCGCTGGGCGGCCGGCATGGGCCGGTGCAGGTTCGAGACCTGCCCACCAACATACCCATAATGATAGGCCGGTAGTACCTGGAAAGGGTGTAGCGGCTGCGGTTGACTTGGGTGACGCAGCCAGGCCGGACCAGCGGAAACCAAAGCGCCCAAGCGAGAACCCGGCCAGGCACGCTTGAAAGGTGAGTGTGCCCAAAATAGACAGGGAGCAGGCGGATCTGGTGAAGCCTGCTCCCGAAAAAGAACAAGGAAGAGAAATGAAAAAAATACCGATCGGTGCGCTGAAAGAATTTGCCAATAAATATGGCTGCGACCACGTGATCGTGTTCGCGACCACCGGCAAGATCGAGCATGTCGCTACCTGGGGAAGAAGCATCAAGGATTGTGACCAGGCTGCCCAATTTGGCGACATGATGAAAGATGTCTTGGGATGGCCGAAAAGTCTACATGCGGTTCCCAACAGGGTGAAGCGCTTGCAGGAGCGGGTCAAAGAGCTTGAAGGCGTATTGGATGAAATTGAAGCGGAAAAGCGAGGATGAAATCATGGAATTTCCAGTGGCGAAAGTGAAGGCGATCCGGGCGGATATCGGGGCAGGCAAGCTGCACCTGGCGTTCGAGATCAAGCTGGACGAGCGGACGCTGGAGCTGGCGCAGGCGCTGGCGGCGGGCGCGGATGCGAGCGGCGGACATGCCTCGCTGGAGGTGGAGCTGGCGCAGCCAGGGCTGCCGGGGCTGAGCGTGTTGAACCGGGAAACCGGGTAGATCCAGGAGGAAGCATGAAAGCACTGACTTTGTATCAACCTTGGGCGACATTGGTGGCCATCGGGGCGAAGCGGATCGAGACCAGGTCATGGAGCACGAATTACCGCGGCCCGCTGGCAATACATGCCGGGAAAAATCGCCGTTACATCAATAAAAGTAGTGATCATTGTGTCTGGGATGTGGACCCGTTTTACATAGCCCTTGCGGATGGAGGGGCAATCAGTAAATTCAACGCCACGGAAGATGAATTTACTATCGGTTGCATAGTGGCAACCTGTGAGCTGGTTGGGTGCTATCAGATCGACATAAATGATTTGCGCCCAAAAAGCATGGAGGGTTGGCTCGTAGCCGGAAAGACGTGGGGAAGAACGCCCCAAGAGTTGGCGTTTGGCGATTACACCATCGGTCGCTATATGTGGTTCCTGAACAAGGTGAAGAAACTGGAAGAACCTATCCCGGCGAAGGGCGCCATGGGACTGTGGGAGTGGAACGATGAACGCTGAGCAGGCCTGGCAATCGGCGGTAGGGCAGCTGCAGATGGAGATGCCGAGAGCGGCGTTTATTGCGTACGTGCGGGAAACGAAGCTGGTCAGTTACGAGATGGGATGGTTCTGCATCGAGGCGGCGAGTGAGTTTGCCAGAGATTGGCTTACGGCACGCCTGACCAGCACGGTGACCAGGATGCTGACCGGGATGATGAACCGGGCAGTGCAGGTGGTGTTTGTGGTGAAGAAGGAGGCAGAAAAACAAGCAACAAAAAACAAGAATGATGATCCGCAACCTGATTTATTCAAAAAGGAAGGAAGACATGAGCGAAATTAGATTGAGCGTTCAGCAAGATCAGGAAGACACATTGAGCGAGCTGGTTCTGTCAATGGAAAAATTATTGGGCTGCAAGGTGACGCTAAGTGCTCAGGCCACGATCTACGAGGCTGAATCAGACAATCCAAAAGCATTGGAGATCTTGCAGGAAATCTTCAGTGAGAATGACCTGGCGCAGGCCAGCAGGAAGACCACGGTAAAGATTTTGAAGGCCGTGAAGAAGCCGGTGGAAAAGGGCAAGAAGCCAGAAAAGAAAGAACGGAAGAAGTACGCCCGGAAAGAAGTCTTATACACGGTCCTGGATGGACCCTATGCCGGCAAGGAGCTGATGGCAGCGGGTATGTTTAAGATGCTGAAGACCGGCAAACTGGCTGAACACACGCACCTGAGCCATCCAGAAAAAGGAAACATGATCGTACTCCTAGATGCGCGCGGCTTTCTGTTTTTGGAATCGACAGATAAGCCGGAAATCGTGAAAGTCGAGGCGCAGCCATGAACGAGGCGCCTGTGTTGATCGATATCACGTTGATCACCGGCAACCCGTATCAGATGCGGCATATGTTAGACGGGGCCGCGGTGCAGGAGCTGGCCGAGAACATCCTCCGCAACGGTCTGTTGCAGCCGCCGACGGTGCGGCTTATGCCAGGCATGCAGGCGTTGTCGGCGCCGGAACGCATCGAAAGGGGCAAGGAAGCTTACGAGCTGGCGTTCGGGCACACGCGCCTGGCGGCGTTCAAGCTGCTGGCGAATTCGGATGACAGCGAAAAGCGGATGTTTTACCGGCAGATCCCATGTTTCATCAAGGACCTGGACGACCTGCAGATGTTCGAATTGGCCGTCTCCGAGAATATCAAGCGGCGCAACCTGAACCCGGTCGAGACAGCCACAGCCATGCAGACGTACCAGGAAAAGTTCCAGAAGACCAGCGCCGAAACCGGCGAGTTCTTCAACGTCGACGAAGCCACGGTGCGTGGCACAGTGCGGCTGCTGAAGTTACCGGAAACGGCCCGAGCCAAACTGGCGGCCGGCGAGATCACCATGGGAGCCGCCCGGCAACTGCTGGTGCTGGTGCGAGTGGCACCCGAAAGCATCGAAAACGCCGTCAAACGCATCATCAACGGCGACCAACCCGACAGGGTGGTGTCGGATGCGCTGGATGGGCTGGTCTACCACAACAAGGCCATCAAGATGTGGGCCGGCTGGCGCAGCGGCAAGCCGAGCGGCGGTTCGGGGCTGTGGGAGCTGGACGCGCCGGTCGGGAAATCGGCCAAGTACATGCCGCCGGTGGCCGGGCTGGAAGGGCTGAATAAGCACCTGGTCAGGAAACTGGCCGAGAGCGATGGAGTGGTATCTAACGGGGGCGAGCTGGAGGATTGGGCGTGCAAGCTGCAGGGCGGCCTGGTGGCGCCGGAGGCGTTGATCGCGCAGGGTGCGCCGGCCGACACGATCGAACGATTGAACCAGCTGGTCAACCCGCCGGCCTGCACGGCCTGCCCGTTCTACGTGCGGGAGCAGAACAACCATTATTGCACCTGGAAGGTCTGCCACACCCGCAAGAAGGAGGCCTGGGCCTGGCTCGAAATGGAGAAACACGAGAAGAAGCTGGAGATCCGTCAATTATCGGCGGACGAAGCCCGGGCCGGTTTCGTGGTCCTGGGCAATTCTTACAACTCCGAAACGCGCCGGCAGGAAGAAGCGGCGATCGCCGCAAAGGATCACAACCTGCGGCTGCATATCAAGCCCGGGCAGTACGAGCACCCGTTCACCAAGTCGGAGATCGTCGAGGTGGTCTCGATCGCGCCGGCGGCGGTCGAGAAACAGAAAAAACAGAAGAAAGCCCATCAGACCGGCGAGGATGAAAAGGAACAGGCGGCGCGCTATAAGCGCGAAAGGGCGTTGGTGGAAGCCGCTAATAAATTCGAGAATGCCGAAGTACCGCCGGTGTGTGCGCACTTGCTGGACGGGCTGGATAACCTGGGTTTCCTGATGGCGATGGCCCAAATAGATGACGATGACTTCCAACGGGAAAAAGTGACCTCCCGCAAGGAAAAACTGGAACGCTGCCGGAGGAATTGCATCAACCAAGTGATCAAAAAGACAGTAAATTACGATGAAAGGGAAAAAGGACTGGTGGCGATCGCCGAATACTGGCAGGGCGTGCTCAAGACGTGGGGCGTAGATCTGCCGGCGGACTGGCTGGAGAAAGCCGCCAGTTACTGGCCGAAAGAGGTCGAGCCGCCTACAGAGCCGGATATTCCTTCCAACGTGGAAAGCGGTCTGGAAGGTGGTGACGAGGGCGATGAGGAAAATGACGAGGAGGAAGAATGACACCAGCAAGCTGCCCATTATGCCAATATTACACCCCGGATCTGAACCCGCAGGCGACGCCAGGAAACGGGCTCTGCCGACGGAATACGCCGACACCGATATTCCTACCAAACGGCGCAGTGATCACCATCTGGCCGACTGTGCGGCCGACGGATTGGTGCGGCGAAGGCGAAGCCGGAATTTCACACGATACGAAAGCGATGGGCAATGCACTGCTGGATAAGGGCAATGGCCACCGTCACTGATCCGCGCAGCCTGCTGGGCAAGTGGCTGAAGGACCATCCGCACAGCAACTAGGCGCACCGGGTGCTACGGTTTGACCGGGAGACGCTGGTGAGCTACTGCGGGCGCGTGTTTCCGATGTCGGAAGCAGTCGAGCCCGTGCAATCCGTGGCGTGCTGCCCGGATTGCACGGGAAAGTGGCGGCAGCAAAGAAAGAGATTCAAAAGGTAAGGCATGGAACATAGTCCGGAAGATGTGGAAGGGTTCATCAAGCTGGTCAGGAGCATGCGGAACGCGCAATGGAAGTTTCTGAACACGCGCTCGCAGAACGATATGATCATGGCCCGGGCTGCGGAGAAACAGGTGGACGGCTGGCTGAATCACTTCGCGCAATTGCAGGCTTTTGGGAAGATTGTGCCAGGCGAACAACAGCCGCTTTGGCCAGATAGCGGAAAAGGCCAAAAATCGACGCCAGAAAGCCATAATCCATGAATAAAACAATGCCCCTAAATAAAGCTGGCAGGCCTGTACAAACCGTGTACACCGAGACGTCCGTAGAACGAGACGTGCAGGCCAAAAAGAACGCAGGAATGAGTTTGCGGCAGATAGCGAAAATCTATGGATCACCGATCACGCATGCGGATATCGAGCGCATCCTGGCTGGTGTTTTTCCGGTCGGAATGGGGAAGAGGCGCGCGTTGCACATCCCGCCTGTTTGTTCGAAATGCGAGCAACCACTGCCAAAGCCGAAACGCGTTGTGCCTACCTGACTGAACGAAGCGGTGGCAAATCTCCAATGGTTGGAGGCGGCCGCACAACCAAAACCGGACGAATATCGGGTGTATGCGCGCGGCGGAAAGCGCGTGCGGAATGCACAACCTTTCACACCGTTTTGAGAGTAATTCTTAGATCCTTCAATTAAAAAGAGAGAGAGTGTGTGTGAGTGTGTGTGTGTGTGTGTGTGTGAGGATGCAATGAGTAGAAAATATCCGAAAAGTGATCTACCTGAAAGTATCAGAAAACCGCATGCAGCAGCATTGAGAAATTATGCTAAAAATCCAGCAACGGGAAGGAACGATGTGGTCAAAGACCAGGAAGAAGAACACGTAATACTCAAGAGCGAATCCAAACGCAAGCGAACTCAACCGGCCAAGACACCCACCCCGCGTCACAAACCGATCGAGATGCCGAGCCAGGGACTGAAACAATCCGACATTTTGTCGTTCAACTGTGACGCCGAGAAGGCATTTGTGCGGCTGATCAGCCAGATCCTGCAGGAAGATGGTCCGCTGGCGTACCGCGACGCCGTGCGGGAGGCCGCCTTCGAGCTGAATGTCAGCACTGAAACGTCGAAGCGCTACTTGGAGAAACACTGCGCCCGGCGGGCAGAGTTCAGCATTGCGGATGGTTTCGTAACGCTGAGAAAGGCGAAGACATGAGCGACGAACCGAAGCAACCGAAACAGATCACTTGTGAGTGTGGCAATCCGATCGGCGAACTCTACCAGTTGCACGATGGCCTTTGTCTGCTGGACACAGGCGGCGGATCGCTGGCGATGCATTACCAGGGCACCTGCAAGGCGTGCGGACGGCCGGTGTACTTCGATGTCAACCAGCAGAAGTTGGACCGGTTGATCAAGGGAGTCCAGGAACTCAGGCGTTCGGTAACACGTATGCCACCTATTACCGGAGGTTAGTATGTCAATAAAATACATGGACATAAAAGAGTTTCAGGAATTCGGTTATCTCCAGGAACTGAACCGTCAATTCCTGCACCCACTTGGTTTAGCTCTTGAGATCGTCATCGATGACGAATCAGGGAAAGCTAAACTGGGTCGCATTTGGGATTATAGCGAAGATCCAGAAGGAATGATCTTTGCCAAAGGACAAATTGACGCACTGAAAGCGGCGAGAGTTCAAGTCGCCTGGAACGAAAAGGCCGAAGCCAGGATCAAGAAGTTTGGCTTCATTATCCAGGATGAGTATTGATGCCGAACCGACCGCCATCCACGTGCAGGATACCTGGTTGCCCGCGTCTCAGTCATGGTGGCGGACTGTGCGATGAACACAAGGCGCAACGGCAACGGCAACTCGACGCCGAACGACCGACGCCAACTCAACGCGGATACGGTCCTGCATGGAAGAAGATCCGGGATGATCACCTCGAGAAGCATCTGTATTGTGTCGATCCATACCAGGTCCATGGCGCCAGTCAGGTCATGGCAACGGATGTTGACCATGTCATCCCGAGAAAAGAAGGTGGTACCGACGATGAAAATAATCTGCAGTCCCTGTGTCATGCCTGTCACAGCAGGAAGACGGCACGTGAAGACGGCCGGTGGGGCCGGAGACACCGCCGGATCTGGTCCAATGACGACCGTTAGGGGTATGGGGGTCGTTTTCCTTCGACCGTTTCACAGTGTACCGGTCGCCTGGTGCAATGCATTCACCCGCGAAATTCGAGCCGGGGGGGTAAAAACCGCGATATACAACAGGCGGGGGTATAAACCGCGTAATTCGGGCAGGGGGGGTGTTTTCCGCGTAATTATGCAGGGGGGTGTGTAGTGTCGCGCGGGAGGAAGCCACTACCGACGGCGGTGAAGGAGCTGAACGGGAACCCGGGCCACCGCGCGCTCAACAAGGCTGAGCCGCAGCCACCCCGGCCCAGCCGTGTACCACCACCACCTAATCACCTGACCGGCGAGGCCAGGAAGAAATGGCAGAAGCTGGCCGGCCAGCTGCACCGGATGGGCGTGCTTACCGAAGTGGACCAGGATGCGCTGGCGCGCTATTGTGTAACTTACCAGCGCTGGTTGCGCGCAGAGAAGGCGCTGGCCAAGGACGGAGATGTGTTGAAGACCAACAAGGGCAATTACGTGCAGAACCCGTGGCTGGCGATCTCGAACCGGAGCCTGGGGCTGCTGAACGGCCTGGCGGCGGAGTTTGGGATCACGCCTAGCAGCCGGACCAGGGTAAAGGCCAACCCGCCCGAGGAGGAAGAGAAGCTGGAGAAGGAGCTGTTCGGGCCGAAGACGAAAATCATCAAGCCGGGAGGTACGAGTGGATGAGTTGCGGTGCGATTATTGCCGGCAGCTATTTATAGCGACTGAGATCTTTGGCGGGTGCAGCTGCTGCGGGGCACCGGCGCCGGAAAAGATGAAGTTGGAATGGGGAATATCACCGGTGGAAAGAGTGATCAGGAGCGGTTTCTTGACACCGAATGAGATCAGGGAGATGTTCAATTTTGAGAACCGGGCGCACGCTATGCGCTCCGATGATAGCCTGCCAGGGCCGATCAGACTGGCAAGAAGAAAGGTTGACGATGAATAAATTTTGGTGTTCGCTGTTCGGGCATAAATTCAACTTCATATGGGCAAAAGATAAAGAGGAGAAAATTGTGTTGCTATCCTGCTGTGAACGATGCGGAAAAAACCAAGCAGACAATAGATTTCATGTGGTGTAAAGGGATAAGGGATGCCTCGTAAGCTACCGGAGGCTGAGCGGTACGCACGGGACGTGGTTGCCGGAAGGATCGTGGCGTGCAAGCTGGTGCGCCAGGCCTGCCAGCGACACCTGGACGACCTGCAGAACGGTGCGGCGCGCGGGCTGGTGTTCGACCAGGCTGCGGCGCAGCGCGCTCTGAACTTCTTCGCGGTCTTACGGCACAGCAAAGGCGAGTGGGCCGGGCAGCCGCTGGTGCTGCAGCCCTGGCAAATGTTCATCACGTGGACCCTGTTCGGGTGGAAGCGGGCGGAGCATAAACGCTGGATCGTCGAGAAGAACGGCCAGCGCGAGGACAGTTCAGGCACGCGCAGGTTCCGAACGGCGTACCTGGAGGTGGCCAGGAAGAACGGAAAGAGCACCTGGGCGGCCGGGATCATGCTGTACCTGGCGTTTGCCGACGAAGTGGCGGGCGGGGAGCCAGGTGCGGAGTGCTACACGGCGGCGACGAAGCGGGACCAGGCGCGGATCGTGCACAGCGAAGCGATGCGGATGGTCAATAAAAGCAAGACGCTCAAAAGGCATGGTGTGGTTGCCTACAGAGACAACCTGCACTGCGCGGAGCGGGATCAGAAATTCGAGCCGCTAGGAGCGGACAGCGATACGATGGACGGGCTGAACGTGCACGCGGCACTGCTGGACGAGCTGCACGCGCACAAGACCAGGATGGTATGGGATGTGTTGGAGACGGCCACCGGCAGCCGGCGGCAGCCGATGATCATTGCGATCACCACGGCCGGCACGAACCGGCAGAGCGTGTGCTGGGAGAAGCACGAGTACACCCGACAGGTGCTGGAAGGGAGCGTGGAAGACGATAGCTGGTTCGGGATCATTTTCACGCTGGACGAGGACGACGATTGGCAGGACGAGAAGGTCTGGTTCAAGTCCAACCCCAATCTGGGCGTGAGCAAGAAATGGGCGGACGTGCGCACGAAGGCGGCGCGGGCGAAGAGCATGACCAGGGCGCTGAACGCCTTCAAGCAATTAGAGTTAAATATCTGGGTGCACAGCGAGGTGAAGTGGATGAACATGGATGTCTGGGGGGCGTGCGCGGGGCCGGTGCCGGCGCTGAAACTGCCCGAGCACGTGGCCGGACGGCCGTGTTACAGCGGGCTAGACCTAAGTAACAGCTCGGACATCACGGCACTGGTGCACGTGTTCCCGCCGCTGACGGAGGATGAGCCCTGGTTCGTGATCTGCCGGTTCTGGATCCCGGAAGACAACATCCTGGAGCGCAGCAAGGACGACGGAGTGCCATACGATGCATGGGTGGAAGAAGGGTATATCACGGCGACGCCGGGAAATACGGTGGACCAGGCGTGGATCCTGGAGGAACTGGGGGAGGATGCTCAACAGTTCCAGGTGATGGAGGTGCCATTCGATCCATGGGGAGCGGTGGGGATCGAGCCGAAACTAGCCGACATGGGGCTGCAGATGGTGGCATTTAGGCAGGGTTACGGCTCACTGAGCGCACCGATGAAGGACCTGGAACGGATGGTGGCCAGGCACGAGATCGCGCACGGCGATAACCCGGTGCTGACGTGGATGGCGGATAACCTGATCGCGGTGGGAGATCCGGCCGGGAACATCAAGCCGGACAAGTTGAAGAGCAAGGAGAAGATCGATGGAATGGTGGCGCTGATCATGGGGCTGGACCGGGGGCTGCGGAACCAGGGCGAGGCGGGGAGCGTGTACGAGGGGAGAGGACTGGTGATGATATAAAACGTAAAACGAAAAACGTAAATCGTTATTCGTGAAGGTTATAATTGGCAAGTGGAAGGAAGGAAAAAATGGAAAAATTCAAAGTGTTGCCCCAAGCAATTAACGCTTATACAATCGATCCAGGACACTCGGACTGGACTGCTTTCATTCCGATTTTTGTAAATGGTCAATCTCATGGACTTGGGCAGGTAGGTCCGGGAATAAAAGTGATGGCACCTACCCAGTTAGAATTGGATGAGCTGTTCGATTGGGTGATTGAAAAGCTGATGAGCTGACATGGCCAAAGGAACGATTGAAATAATGGCAGATCCAGATGCAGCAAAAGTTTTTCATCGCGGCTGGACTGGCACGTTGGAAGTAGGCACAGAGGGAAGAGCAGAGAAAGTACATGCCATTTGCAAGTATAAATACCGCTTGAGATCAGGTGAAACCCGGGTAGTGTTTACTTATGACGAATATTTGCCTATTGTAAAGTTAGGAAACTTGTGCTAAGATAAAAGACAACTGGGTGTGATGGACGACAGGGCGCAAGCCTTGCGCCCCTACCCATACATCTTCACGGGTTCGACGGAGTACCGCCCGCCAGATTGGATCAGCAATGGTCCGCTCTGGCGGGCGTTTTTGTTTTCCAGCCAAAAGCGCTGGACACGTAAGCTGGAGTCGCATGACCCTGCCTCAGCAACCTGCAACCGAAACGCCCCAGATCCAAGCACGTAAAAAATTTTTCGTTTCCATCGAAACGACCGACGCGCTATTCGGCGTCGGACTGCTTTTTTTGTTCTTGGGGCTAACCCTGGCGATCGGCGTGGGCTGGGCATTCGCGGCGGTGGGGACAATTCTGATCGGGCTGGCCATCTGGTCAGTCACGCCGGCGGGAGGCGGATAAGATGCTGAAGCATCTGGCAGACATGCGGTACACCGATCGGGCCGTGGAGGCACAGACCGCGCCGCGCGGACGTGGAGTGGAGCGCCGGTGGAACTTCATGGGACAGGACCAGGCGACGTGGACGGGCGACGCGGTCACACCGGACAGCGCCCTGGGTGTGCCGGCGGTGCTGGCCTGCATCATCGTGCTGACAGAGGATATCGGCTCACTGCCGTGGTACCTGTACGACCGGCTGGCGAAGGGGAAGGGAAAGGCAGCCATGCAGGCGGTAAACCATCCGCTGTTCGAGCTGCTGCACGACACGCCCAACCCGGAAATGACCAGCATGAACTACCGGGAGATCGTGATCGGGCACCTGGCCGGCTGGGGCAATTCATATTCGCAGAAGATCTACTCCAAAGCCGGCGAACTCGTGGAACTGTGGCCACTGCTGCCGAACCGGATGCGAGTGTTCCGGGACGTGCCAGAGGGCCCACGCAGGTATCTGTACACGGCGGGATATGGGGACCCGATAGCGTTCACGCAGGACGAGATCCTGCACATCCCGGGATTTGGCTTTGACGGGCTGACGGGATACAGCCGGATCGAGGTGGCCAGGCAGGCCATTGCGATCATGATGGCGACGGAGAAATATTCTGGGAGCTTCTTCGAAAACGACGCCCGGCCGGGAGTGGTGCTGATGTATCCGAACCGGCTGAGCGACAAGGCGCTCGAGAACATCAAGGCGAGCTGGAACCTGGATTACAAGGGGGGCAGGAAGCACAGCAAGGTGGCGGTGGCAGAGGAGGGAGTGAAAATCGAAACACTGGGCCTGCCGCCGGAAGACAGCCAATTTGTGCAAACGAAACAATGGGGGTTGGAGGAAGTGTGCCGGATCTTCCGGATGCAACCGCACAAGATCATGCACCTGATCCACGCCACACTGAATAACATGGAGCAGCAGTCCATCGAGCACGTAACGGACACGCTGCGGCCATGGGCAGTTCGGCTGGAGCAGAACGTCAACATGCAGTGTCTGACCGAGGCGGAGCGCCAGCGCTACTACAACGAGATCATGTTTGACGGGTTGCTGCGGGGTGACACGGCGGCGCGCTATACGTCGTACGTGCAGGGGCGGCAGTGGGGCTTCCTGTCAGCCAACGACATCCGCGAGCTGGAGAATCTGGGGCCGATCGACGGCGGCGACACGTACATGATGCCGCTGAACATGCAGGCGGTCGGGCAGGGGGCGCCGATGGACCCGAACACGGTCAACGACCAGAGCGGGAACCACTCCAAGACCCCCATGATCGTCGAAAGCCACCTGCTGGACCGCTTCTCTACCGAAGAGCGGATGAAGCGAGCCAAGTCAGCGGTGGAGACCCGGCGCCGGCTAATGGTGGCTGAGCGGCCGGTGATCAAGGACGTGGCAGCCAGGTGCCTGCGGCGTGAGATCCACGACGTGAAGGAAGCAGCGGGGAAGTATTTGAAGCCAGGGACCGGGGAAAGGAAAGAAAAAAGAGACGCGGGCCAAATGGATACCTGGCTGAAGTTGTTTTACGAGGGGCACCAGGACTTCGTGAAGAAGCAATTTGCGCCGGTGATCAGCAGCTACGGGGAGCTGGTGGCGGGGGCGGCGGGTGAAGAGACGAGCTCGGATGGCTGGACACCCGAAATCGAGCAGTTCGTGCAGGCGTATCTGGACAGCTACGCAGTACGGCATTGCGGGATCTCCGAAGCGGAAGTGCGCAAGATGGTCCAACGTGCCATCGACGAGGCGAACGCCAGCGGGGCAGATCCACTGGAAGTGCTGAACGGGGACCTGGCGGACTGGGAAGAGACCAGGTCGGACGAGATCGCCGGGCGGGAATCGGTGCGGGAAGGTAACGCGGTTGCAAAGGCGGTATTCGTCGCGGCGGGATTTAGCGAGGTGGTGTGGGTGGTAACGGATGCCAATGCGTGCAATTACTGTGCAGGATTGGACGGCCAGGTGGTCTCAGTGACCAAGAACTTTTTGAACGCGGGCGAGGATTACCAGCCGGCCGGGACCAGCAGCCCGTTGAAGCCATCCGGGAACGTGGGACACCCGCCGGCGCATGATGGCTGCGAGTGCATGCTGGCAGCGTGGAACTAACTGTGAAGGAGCGAGAATGAGTGCAATAGCAGTTCATCACACAGCAACGACGGACGGCGCCTGGGACGGCGGCGCGAACACGAAGAATTTGAAGGCGGACGGCGACGAGGCCTATTATCGCGGCGAGTTCGCCTGGCAGGATCCAGACAAGGACGCGACGACCAAAGCGGCCTATAAGATGCCGCATCACATGGTGGCAGCAGCGGATGGCAAGATCGGGGCGGCCAACGTGAAGGCCTGCCAGTCGATCATCGGGATCTTGAACGGCGGGATGGGCGGCGTGGACATCCCGGACAAGGACCGCCAGGGAGTGTACAACCATGCGGCTGCCCACCTGAAGGATGCCGGCGAGACGCCGGCAGAGCTGAAGAGCCTGGAGATCAACCCAGCCTACGAAACCCGCTCGGTGAAAGTGCAGCTGCGGGCGGGGCTGCTGGACGACCACCCGGTGATCGAGGGGGTGGCGACGGTGTACAACCAGGAAAGCGTGATCGGCGGGTATTTCCGGGAGATCATCAAACCGGGATCGTTCACACAGTTGCTGGCAACCAACCCGGACGTGATCGCGGCGCCGAACCATAACTGGGACATCGTGCTGGGACGCACCACGAACAAGACTCTGCGGCTGAGCGACCAGGCAGACGGGCTGCACTACTCCATCGACGCCAACCCGGAGGACCCGGAAGCGATGGCGATGTATGCCAAGATCAAGAGGGGGGACGTGAACCAGAGCAGCTTTGCCTTCAACGTGCAGTCGGACCAGTGGGACCAGCCGGCGGATAAGAACATCCTGCCGCTGCGGACAATCTTGGTGTTTTCCGAGCTGATCGACGTCAGCCCGGTGACATGGGGGGCGTTCCCCCAGACGAGCGTAGGAGTACGCTCGAAACTACTCGAACTTTCGTCAGAGCAACCGGAGCTCCTGCCAGGCGGCGGGGATGCGGCGGATGCAGTGGCGCAGTCGCTGGCGCGGGCGCGCCGGGCGACCTACCGGCACTACGTGGATCTGGCGGATCTGTTCTAACCAACGTCGGCGACTCAGGTCGCCGACATGCCCGATGGCGGCTTGAGGCCGCCTCGGTCGAAGGAGAAAAAGGCATGAATACGATCGAATTACGTCAACAGCGGGCGGCAAAGATCGCCGAGGTACGCACCCTGGTCGACCTGATCGACCAGGAAGCGCGTGACTTCACACCCGAAGAGCGCAGCAAGTTCGAAGCCCTGATGGGCAAGGACGGCAAGGGCGCCAAGGGCCCGGACGGTGGCGAGGTCGGGAAACTGGCCAAGACCATCGAGGAACGGGAAGCGCTGGAAGCGCACGAGCACGAGCTGATCGAGATAGCCGGGCGCAAGCCAGTCAAACCGGACGGGAAGCCCGTGACCCCCAAACAGGATGAAAAGCACATGCAGCGGTCCAAGTTCGAAGAGCTTGGAACCGTCGAAAAGGCGGCTTTCATCCGGAACGGTGGCGAAGTCGTCGAAGATCCGGCTGCCTAAGCTGGAGCGACTGCATAAGCCTGACAGATCAAATAAGAATATCTATTGGAGAGTGAAAAATGGCAAACACATTTAATGGGCTATACCCCACCATCTACGCCGCCCTGGACCAGATCACCCGTGAGCTGGTCGGGTACATCCCGGCGGTATCCCGCAACGCGAAGACCGATCAAGCGGCCCTGGGCGAAACGATCAGCTGGCCGGTCGTCGGGCAAGGCGCGGTCGGGACCCTGACTCCGGCTGCCTATGGTCCTTCGCCGTCCGACATGACTGTCGCCGCTCCGACCATGACCCTCAGCCACATGCGCGATTACCCGTTCTATCTGACGGGCGAAGAGCTGCTCGGCCTAAAGAACGGTGGGAACGATCAAACGATCGTCCAGAACCAGTTCTACCAGGCCTTCCGCTCGCTAGTTAACGAAATCGAAGCGGCGCTGGTCGTCGCCGCCTACCAGGGAGCCTCGCGTGCCTACGGCACGGCGGGAACCCTGCCCTTCGCAACCGTTGGTGACTTCACCGACGTGGCCCAGACCCGCAAGATCCTGGCGGATAACGGCGCTCCGATGAGCGATATGCACCTGGTGCTCAGCACGGCTGCCGCAGCGAAACTGCGCGGCACGCAGTCGCTGCTCCTGAAGGTCAACGAATCCGGCACGGATGCAATGCTGCGCCAGGGCGCCCTTGGGCAGGTGGAAGGCTTCAGCCTGCACGAGTCCGGCCAGGTGACAGCGATCACGAAAGGAACGGGAACGTCCTACGTGACCAACGGCTCGACCGCCCCGGGCGTGGCAGCGATCGTGCTGCAGACCGGTTCCGGTACCGTGCTGGCCGGCGACGTGGTGACCTTCGCCGCCGATGCGGTCAACAAGTACGTGGTCAATGTGGGCGTGGCCGCCCCCGGCACAATCACCCTTGGACTGCCCGGTGCGCTGGTTACGATCGCCACCTCGAACGCCATGACGATCGGCAACAACTTCACCCCGCTGTGCGCGTTTGACCGGAACGCCTTGCTGCTGGCTGCACGCACGCCGGCCATGCCGCCCATGGGCGACGCGGCCGACGACGTGATCGTGGTCCAAGACCCGCTCTCCAATCTGGCCTTCCAGATCGCCATGTACAAGCAGTACCGCCGGGTCGCCTATGACGTGGCGATCCTGTGGGGCGTCGCGGCAGTCAAGCAGAACAATATCGCCATTCTGCTCAGCTAGTGATCAGTGATTAGTGATCAGTAAGCAGGAAAGAACCTCACCCCTTACCCCTCTCCTGAGCAAAACTCAGGAGAGGGAAAAAAGAAAGAAGGAAGTATGACAACCAAAGCAGGGTTTTTCGAGATGGTCAATCCGGAGGACCCGGAGGAAGTGATCGAAGTGCACCCGGCGACAGTGGATGCGCACCGGCAAGCGGGCTGGAAGCTGCTGCACCCGGAAGACCTGGTGAAGATGGCCCAGGCAGGGGTGATGCAGTTGAAGGCCGAGGGGAAACCCGTAAAGGCCGAGCTGGTCAAGATGTTCAAGGATGGCGAGCAGCTCCTGGTCCATCCGGACACGGTCGCTGCGCACATCAAGGCCCATTGGACGGTGATCGACCAGGGCTATCTCAAGCAAGCCGTGGAGACGGCCGAGAAGATCGTCAAGGCCGAGACGGCGCCGAAGCGGACGGTACGGAAACCGGCCGCAGTGGCCGCGCCAGCGCCGAAGAAAGACTGATCGTCGGCCGGCTTGTCCCCTGATGGGGATGCTACGCGAACGCCGGCTCGGGCGACGCCTCGAGGAGCGCCCCTACGGGATCCACCAGGAAGACAAAGGAACGGTAAATTATGGCAAAGACGAGACTAACCAAGAACGGTGTGACCATCTACGTGAACCCGGGCAATGTGGCTGCCCACGCTTTACTGGGCTGGATGCCCAACCCCGTGGCCTTGATCACCGCAGGAGCGCTGACGCTGGATGGCGCGCTGGTGACGGTGCCGGCAGCGCGGCTGAACGAGCTGGATCTGCCGCCCAGCGCGGTGGGAATACTGGAGAATTTGCACCTGCGGCACTACCAGATTGCCCCGGTGGTGGCCAGCGCGACGGCGGTGCATGCGGCCGCCAACCTGAACGTGGCCACGCAGAAGATCCTGAGCGGATTCAGCGCCCCGGACGTGCCGCGCGTGGCATCGGTCAAAGGCAGCGTGTCGGGCATTGCCGGCAACGTGACGGTGATCGGGACCAACATCCAGGACGAGCTGATCAGCGACACGATCGCCTTATCGGGAGCCAGCGCGGTGGCCGGCGTCAAGGCTTTCAAAACCGTGGTGGAGGTCGACGTTCCGGTGGAAACGCACGCACACACCGCCCAGGTGAACACCGCCACGGTAGTGGGATCGGTGACCCTCACCGGTAACGCGACTGTGATCGTGACGGCAGCCGGGATGAGTGGCAGCCCGAAGACAATCAACGTAGCAGTGACCAACGGCGATTCGGCTACGGTGGTGGCCGGCAAGATCATAACGGCGCTGGCAGCCGATACGTCGGTAAACGCCATGTTCTCGGTCGGGGGAGCGGGCGCCAACGTGGTACTGACTGCCCTGGTCGCGGCTGCGAACGACGCCACGCTCAACATCAGCACGGCCAACGGCACGTGCACCGGCCTGACATCAGAACCCACTTCGACCAACACCACGCCGGGCGTGGCGTACGACACGGTCAGCGTGGGCGTGGCCACCCTGGTGGGCCTGCCGCACATCGTGAGCTATCCGGCGGCGCTGCTGCTGGCGCTGTTCAACGGGACGGCCGACTCGGGCGGAAGCCTGGCAGTGGATGGGACCTACATCGAGAAAAATCTGTACACGCCGGCAGGCACCTATAACGGCACCAAGCTGCTGGACCTGTATTACATGGCATGACGGATTACGCCTTTCCCTTCCTTAAGGCGTGCCGACGGGAGCGGTCAGACATTGATAAGAGCGACACAATTTGCCCTGAGCATGGATCGCCGCCGCTCCTGTTTCTAACGCAACGACAGGGCGCGCACCGTGCGCCCGGCGCCTCATGGCGCCTAACGTCCGATGGCGGCTCGAAGCCGCCTCGGCCAGCCCTACGGTAAGGAAAACGAATGGATAGACTGTACTGCACGTTTGCTGACATGGTGGCGGACTTGAGCCCAACGACGGGCGGGGACGAGGCGGCCTGGATGGGGCACATCCGGGAGGCCTCGAGGCTGATCGAAGAGGCTTTCCACGCGCCGTTCATCCCGTATGCCGAGATCAAGCATTTCGACGGGAGCGGCGAGCGCATGCTGAAGCTGACCACGCCGCTGCTGGAGATCACCGGGACGATCATGAACTGGACGACCGCACTGACCTCGGCGGATTACCTGCCAACGCCGTGCGACCGGATGTGGCCGAACGGACCCTACACCTGCTTCGAGACGGCGCCGCTGGCGCCGCACATGGCGGTGTGGCTGGAGTTCAAGGACGGGGTGGTGGTGCCGGGGCTGTGGGGGCTGTCGGAGGAGATTATCGACACGGGGGTCACGGTCCAAAACACCACCAAGCAGGCCGCGGCAGATAAAACCCTACTGGTGGCAGACGGTTCGAAGCTCAGCGCGGGGATGGTGCTGTTCCTGGACAGTTTGGAGCAGGAGCTGATCACTGCCACCGGCGCACCCACGGCGGGAGTCACGACGCTGAGCCAGGCGATGGGTGTGGCGGACGATGTGTTGACACCGGCAAACGTGGCAGCGGCAAACGTGGGAGAGATGATCAGGGTGGATTTCGAGAAAATGAAGATCGTGGATATCAACACGACGCAGTGGAGCGTGTACCGGAACTGGAACAAGACCAAGGCTGCCGCGCACCTGGCCGCAGCGAACGTGGACGTGTACCGCACTTTTACGGTGAGCCGGGGCGTGAACGGCACCACGCCAGCCGACCACCTGAACGGAGTGGAGATCTTCCGCTACGTGCCACCGGCGGATATCGGGTTGCTGGCCAAGGCTTGTGCGGCGCTGGCCAAGAAACTGGCGGACAGCCAGTACGCCGGGCGGACCGGCGACGCACAGTTGGGCCAGGTCTTTTACAACGACGTGGTCAATAAGGCGCAGCTGGAGCAGGCGCAGGAGAATTACCAGTGGAAATAGGAATCCATGAGCGATAAGGAAGTTGTTTTATCAGACGACCTGCAGACCCAGATCCAGAAGCTGGAGGGGATGGACGACCTGCTGCAGCAGCACATGCGGCCGGCGATGACGCAGTCGGTCAGCCTGCTATCGGATGCAGTCGAGCCGAACATCCCAACATTGACAGGCACGGCGCGGGCGTACTTCGGCACGCACGTGCTGGGGAGCGGAATCAACCTGACCGGCTACGTGGGCTGGAAGGGCAAGCCAACGGCTTTCTGGATGAACTTTGTCGAATATGGGGCCAGGCCACATGACCTGACGCCCAAATCCACCATTCGTAACGCACGCGGAGCAGCCATGTTCCGGTACATGCAGGAGAACGGATTTACGCCGACCGGCGTACACGTGGGAGTGAATGGGCAGTGGAAGACCATGCACACGCATCCGGGCTTCGCCGGGAGATTCCTGCTTTCGAATGCCTTCGACAGCAACGAGGAGGCGGTAGAGAGCATCTTCAGCCAGGCAGCGGACGACGTGCTTGGGGATCTGGCGGTCAACAATGCTTGAGAACTGGATCGACCTGGTGTGCAAGGCTTTCGGGACGCTGAACACGGACGGTAACAACCAGCTGACCAGCTACCGCACCTTCGAGAAAGGCGAGATCCCGTCTGCATTGAGCGTCTATCCGTGCGCGATCACCTACGTGCCAGAGATGGAGCCGATCTACGTTGCCGGAGCGATCGGATCCCTGCTATGGTCCGGTACGACCGAGATACACATTACCCCGACCGTCGACCCGGCGCTGCTGCCAGGCGTGGAAAAATTCTACACCCGGGTGCTGCAGATGATGACTGCCAACCGCAGCCTGGGCGGCAAGGTGCAGTATTTTGAGCTACCGGAAAATACGAAGGCGATGCACATTTCGCCGGTAACGTTAGGACAAGGACCGCTGCATTATGCAATGCTGGTCACCTGGGAAGTTCTGGAGAATGTCTCGCTCCCGCTGAGCGGATAAGCATCGGCGACTCATGTCGCGGATACGCCCGATCCCGCAAAGAGCGCGGGACAAGTTGGCAGCTTGAAGCTGCCTCGGGCAGAAGGAGAAAAACATGTTGAGCTATATCGGTGATGGAAGTGCGATCGTGGGGATCCCGGCGCGGGATCTGAGTGACGAGGAAGTGGAGGCGGCCGGCGGCGAGCAGCTGCTGCTGGCCAGCGGGTTGTATGCCAAACCGGTCAAGGCCGGGAAGAAAGTTGCATCGGCGACACAGGTTGCCGATGTAGCAGATGCTTCGGCGACTCATGTCGCCGAAGTGTCCGGTGGCGGCTAGAAGCCGCCCCGGTCGAAGGAGATAAGCCATGCCAGTCAACATCAATACCAACTCAGGCTCGAAGGCCATGCGGAAGATCCAGATGGGGCTGGAGGTAACACCGGGGACGATTGTGCCGGCCACAGCAGTGTGGCGCGGACCGGGTGTCCTGACGGATAACCGCCAGATCGTTTACCCGAAGGAGGATATCGGGATCGGGCCGGGAGCGGACCGGGTGTACATCCCCTTCCTGGGAGCGAGCCTGGCGCTAGCCCCGATCGAGGAGAATTTCGAGCAGGGACCGTACCTGTTCGAGCTGGGTGCCAAGAAAGTAGGGACGGGCGTGGCGGACGGCGCCGGATCCGGCAAGATCTACACCTACCCGTTCTGGTACAGCCAGGCCAACAAGCCAGTGCAGGCCGGGATCGGGATCCGGACATTCGAAGCCGGCGACGACATGCACTTCGAGAAGATGGAGTTCGGCTTCGCCGACACGATCACGCTGGACGGCAAGAGCAAGGGCGCCTGGATGATGAGCGCCAGCCTGCTGGGGCGGCAGGTGACGATCGGGCCGACCTACACGGCCAGCACGATCGCCTTCACCAACACCCATACCATCACCGACTCGGCTAACGGGCTGGGGGTGTTCCCGACGGGCGTGATCGTCAAAGTGATCGGCTCGAACCTGAACGACGGCATCTACACGGTGACAACGGGTGTAGCTGGAACGCTGACCGTGTCAGAAACGACCGCGACGGAAATAGCCGGCAACACGATCACGATCACGCAGTTCTTCACCGGCGGTGGGGCCGGACTGGCTTTGCCGGTGGTGGAAGACGTGCCTTTCGGGGAAAGCAAGCTGTACATCGATGCGATCGGCGGAACGATGGGGGCAACGCAGATGGCAGGGTTGCTGGCAGCCACGCTGACGATCAAGACGGGCATCGTGGGGCAGGAAACCGCCAACGGGGCGATCACGTTCGACCACCTGGAATTCACGCCGGAAGATATCACGCTCAAGATGACCTTCCTGATGCAGAGCGGTGCGATCGCCGAGAAGAGGAACTGGCAAACCAAGGTGCCGCGGCTGGTGCGGATCCAGAGCCAGGGCAGCGCGCTGACCACGCCAGGCACGACCTATACCTACAAGACCCGCAACATCGACCTGGCGGGGGTGTGGGACAAGTTCGATGCGATCGGGGATCAGAACGGGGTGGACATCATCGTGGGAACGTTCCATGCCAAGTACGACGCGACGGCGGCAAAGTATTGTCAGATCCTTTACGTCAATCAAGTTGCGTCGCTTCCTTGAGATAAGCATCGGCGGCCAAGGCCGCCGATGTGCCCGATGGCGGCTCGAAGCCGGCTCGGGCGAGAAGGATAAATCATGAAGATCGATCTGAATAAGATTTTGGCGGAGAAGATCGTGGAGCCGCTGGATTTGGGGGAGTATCACGCACAGTTTGCGGGGCAGGTGATGCAGGTGTGGGTGAACCCGCCGATAGCGGTGCGGCAGCGCTATGCGGCGATCAGGCGGCAGATAGAGGGGATTCGGGAGGAGATCAAGGAAGAACTAAAGGCGAAGAAAAAACTGGCAGCCGAGCGATCGCAGGAACGCGAAGCATTATCGGGCCGGCTGCTTAAAGAGCAGGCGGAGTGGCTGAGCCAGATCTGGAGCCAGGGGCCGGAAGATACGCGCATGACGGCAGAGGAAGTGGAGCGGCTGCGCAGCGAGAGCCAGGAGACCAACCCGCGCCTGTTTTCCTGGCTGATCAGCCGGACGATCCGCTTGATGGCGGAGCACCTGGGCTTTGTAAAAAACGCATAATCGCCGCCTGCCAGGATCTGGCGGTCGGCGCAGCCACGGACGAACCCTACATGGCAAAGACGCTACGGGCCATGAAGGTGCACCAGGTGACCGGGAAGGCGCTCTGGCCGTGGGAAGTGGACGAAATCGTACCGGAAGACTGGTTGGAGGCGATCCTGGCGGTGGTGGACGAGATACCGAAGAGAACGCCAAAGAATTGAGGCATAAATGGCAAAAGATTCGCTCTTAAACATCATTTTGAATATTGTCAAGCAGGGCACGGGGGACAAGGACGCCAAGGACGGGATGGCGGACCTGGAGGGTCAGCTCGGTAATACTGCCCTGGCCCTGGCGGCCGAAGTGGTTGGTTTTACGACCCTGACCGGCGCCATTTTTGCAGGCATTGCAGCGCTGAAAAGTTGTATCGATGCAGCTGCGCAAGCCGAGACAGCCACCACACAGCTGGGGGCAACCCTCCTGAGCACCGGACGCGCCGGTGAAATAAGTACGCAGCAAATTGCGGCCCTGGGGGCGAGCATGTCAGGACTCTTTGATACCACTCAAATAGAGCAGGCTGCCACTGTACTGTCGCGCTACATGGACATTCCTACTGACCAAATTCCCGGCGACTTAAGGATGCTTGAGAATTATGCGGCTGAAATGGGAGGAACTTTACCGGATGCCGCCAACGTATTAGGCCGTGCGTTGGAAAGTGGGACGACGCGCAACCTGGGTTTTTCGCGAGAGATGTCGAACACCATAACCACGATGATGAGCGCGGGAGATATCGCCGGCGCCGACGCCCTGATCATGGAACAATTCAACGATAAATTCAGCGGGCAAGCCTCTGCGGATCTGATGACCTATGCTGGCGCCACACAGGCAGTTAGTACCTCTATGGATAATTTGAAGGCGGCATCTGGCTCAGATCTTCTCTCCAATTTCACTCTAATAAAGTTGACCTTTGCAGATTTGATCAACGAATACATTGAATGGGAGAGTCTTCAAAATGGTGGAAAACCTACCGGGCTGGCCGCTTATGCAGGCGAAGTAGATTACTCAAAAATGTCTACGGCCGCCTTGAACTCCGAGCTCGATCTGGTTAATAACGCGCTGGCAACGACAACCACAGAAACCGGAAAAGCGATGGCCGGCCATGCTCAACTGGCGATACAGACCGAACTGGACGCGAGGGCCCACCATGATTTCTCCAGCGTTTTAAAAGATCTCCCCGCCCAGCTGCAAAATTTAAAAATTGCTACCGATGATAGCGGAACAGCTGACTATAAGGACACAAAGTACGTTTCGGACATGACGGGGGAATATAAAAACCTAATCACGCAACTGGGCCAGATGAGCCCACGAACAATCGCTGTTGGCGAGGCATTTGGACTGTTGACCGATCAGGAAATCACTGCCATGACCAACCTGCATAACTTCGATGCAGATATACAGGCATGGGGAAATAAACCGATCACTAAGACTATTGTTCTGGACATGTGGTACCAGGAAAACGACCTCGGTTACGGCGGCAAAGTTACAGATGACGGATCCGCCCCGGCAGCCACCACAAGCGCCAGCACCGGCAGCGGCGGGAAAATACAACTGGCGCCTTGGGCTTCTGCGGCTGACAAGGCTTATGCTGCGGCCCATCCGGCGCAATACGCACCCGTGACCGGCAACGCGGCCGGCGGACCGGTGGGCCCAGGCACCTCGTTGTGGAACGAAGGCGGCCGGCCGGAGGTACTGGTGACGGGCAGCGGTGGGATGATCATCAGCCACGATGAGGCCATGAAATCGCTGGGTGGCGGCGTCACAATCAATCTTTCCGTCAACGGAGCCGGCGACCCAAAGGCCGTGGCGGATGAAGTGATCCGCCAACTGGGCACCACGATGAACCTGCAGGGAGCCAGGACCAGGCTATGA